CCTGCTGCTACTCCTGCGTACTCGCCTGCAACACTAGAGTACTTACAATCTAAAGGTCTTTTACCAAGGTAGTTGATATGAACGAAGAACAACTTAGAGCTGCAATTACACAGGCTATATCAGATAACCAGATAGATGTTGTCAACGAACTGACCCCCTTGCTTCAGAGAGCGGAGCAAGAGGGTGCAGACGCAGCCCAACGTGCAACAGGAGCCTACGTTCCTGACCGTACCATGGGTACATCAATTGCTGACGCAGGGGCTGCCATAGGGCAGTCCGTCGAGGACTTAAAGGCATTAGACGTACAGCAGAAAGAGCAGTATGCGCTTGGTAACATAGGTACTAGCCAAATGGCCGGTAATGTTTTTGGCAAAGGTGGTTTAGATGTACTTAAAACAACCATTGGCGAGGGTATTAAATTATCAGGCAAGAGCTTCTTAGTCAATGTTGTGCCTGACACAATCGAAAGGTTTGTTGCTGAGAAGGCTATATCTACTGTAGATGCTTTAGCTAACAATCCTGTTACTGATGCCTTTATACGTAAACTTGGCCCTGCTGTTAAAGAAGGTGCAGGCAACGCGATGGCTATGTGGCAGAAGTTTAAGGAAGAGAATCCTAACGATGCGCTAAGTGTAGAAGCTGTCATAAACGTAGCTGAGTTTATCAATCCTCCTCCGTTACGTGCGCCCCTCGCGGCAGCAGCCAAGCCTACGTTCTTAGGTAAAGCCGGTGATGCTTTGTATGAGTCAGGTATTAAGAAGAAGACCAAGGCTACTCGTGAGGGTTTACATAAGATTATTACTCCTATTCTTACGCCTGAGGTTCTGAAAGAAAGAGTACCTCGTATGAAGCCAAACAAGTACGGAACAAACGTCTATACTCCAAGCGTTGACGAAGAAGAAGTTGTTAGTGCCATGATGGAATTAGACTTGAACACTAACGCCAGTTTAGTTGAGAACTACAATGCTATTACAGCGGCTGTCGATAAGAAACGTAAGTACTTAGATAAAAGACTTGCTAAGTCACCAGTACGTCTAAATAAGAAACAACTTATTGATGAACTGAAAGACATAGCTGATGAATTACAAGAAGTTTCTCCGGCTTTAACAGGGGACGCAAGAGCTTCTGCTAACAAAATATGGAAGTTAGGTAGCAAGTTGATTAGGGAAACTGACGGTTCTCCTGCTTCTATCTTGAATGTACGTAGGCAGCTTGACGCAGAGCTAAAGAAGATAGGTAAGGTAGGTTGGGCTGACGGTAAGCAAAGTGGTATTGACATTGCTATACGTTCGGTAAGAGACCATTTGAACCTAAAGGTTGCTGAGGCAGTTCCTGATGTTGAAGTCAAACAACAACTCCGTAAGATGCACCTGTGGTTGAAGGGTTCTGACAATGTTTTAGATAAAGCAGGGCCAGAGGCTGACATGAAGGTAGGCCGTATGTTACAGAACATTGAACGTGGTACAGGTACTCCTGCACCTAAGTCGGCAATGAGTAAGTACATTGCAGCCTCTGCTGTTGCAGGTCTTGCTGCTCAGTACGCAGGTGTTCTTCCTTCGTTTGCTGCCATTGTAGCTTCAGGCAGCGTGGGTTACATGGTTGCTCGTCAAGCAATTAGTCCTGCTGCTCGTAAGTCCCTGTCTAAGGTTCTTAAAGAGGCTGACGCTGCGATTAGAGCTACCAAGAACGCTGATATGAAGAAAGCACTAGCAGCCGACAGAGCATTCATTGTGGAGCTTATGCAGCTACCTACAACACAGGCTGATGACCAGATAGAGGAAGAGGAGATTTAAAGTGTCTAAAGACAGTTATCTTTCACGTTATAATGAAATGCTTTCACAACCTAAGTCAGCTTCTCAGTATCAAGCCTCCCGTTCTAAGGAGGCTCAGGTAGAGTCAGCTAAAACTCAAGCAGGTCTAGCGGCTGACTTTACTCCTGTGATAGGCGAAGCTAAGTCTTATTATGAAGGAAGACAAGACCTGAAAGAAGGTAACTATGGCATGGCGGCATTAGGTTTTGCCGGTGCTGTCCCTTTGCTTGGTTACGCACCTAGAGTCGCACGTAGAGCCATAAAAGGCGTTAATGAGTTACGCGGTAATATGTTATCAGGTCAGTCTAACTATATCCCTAACTGGTATGGTAACGACAACAAAGCTATACCACCTACGGCATTGGAACAGGGGATAGGAGAAACAATAGTCGGCGCTGTGAAGGGCGGTCAAGACCCACTAGGTCAGCCTTTTGCAGGCGTAGGTGCGCCTCCCATGTTGCAACGTCCTATTGTCGAGACTAAACTTCCACAAGCTGAGGTTGCAGCGGCTGGTAAGAAAGCAACAGGGTTTACAGGTTGGATAAGCAAGTCTCCTTTAAACGTCATGGATGCTATTTTTAATCCTAAGTCTCGTGCCTTGTACGCTGACACAGGTATTAATGCTAAGACACAGAAAGAAGTACAGAACATCCTAAAGCAGATAGATGAGAACCCTGAGAACACGTCTAGGCTTCTCGACAAGGCTGTTGGTCAGGTCATCTATAACACACACATAGGTGAGCAGGCAGGACGTGTAGGCTCTAAAGCTGACGTTATGGACGAGATAAGTAACTATTCCTACTTAGGTGATGCTTACCAACCAGTGACTAAGGAAGCGTTTAAGAACGGAGTTAAGCAGACTAAAACAATGCGAGGTAAGCGGGAGCTAAAAGTTTCTGACGCTGACCTAGACACTGCTTTTGATGTATTCCAAAGCAACTTTGACCTAGGTGAGGGTGCTAAGTTAGTTATCAAACAGCCTACAGGTAAATCGGGCAACCACTTAGGAGACATGGCGGCAAAGAACCCTGCTAACAAGTTTATTAGACAAGCAGCTAAGAAGCTACAGGACGCTAAGGGAACTACGACCAAGGAGCAATGGAAGGACACACTTGTTGATATGTCTGACAGTGAGAAAAACTACCGTGTAGTTAAACAGGACAAAGACGGTGGTGTTTGGATACGTTCAGGAACTAAAGTAGAACCTTTTAGAGGTTCAGCTATTGTAGAGGGAGGTGTGGCAGGCTTAACTAAGGTTTACCCTAATGGACGTTCTATTAACTTTATGTTTGACCAACACGACTTCTTAGAGAAGTTACCTGTGGTAGGTAAAGCTCTTGAAAAGTTATTACCTAACGACGTTGTTGCTGTAGCAGGGCCGATGCATTTGAACCTACTAGACACTGGTTGGGCTAAGGGAATTAAGACAGCCGAGAAAGTGAAACCTAGTTTGGTTAAAGACCCTACAAGAGCAAACCAAGCGGAAGTTAAGGGAATGTTGGAAGAGATTGCAAACGCTAAACCTAGTGCAGAGCAAGTAGCTAAGCAACGACAGATGGTTAAGGAGAACGTAGCTGTAACAGGAGGTGGTATGATAACAGGAGCCGCCGCTACTAACAGGGCGTTATCTGAAGAAGATGAATAAACGAAGGGGGCATTGCGCCCCCCAAGTTTACTTTTAGTTGATTACACGTAGTATTACACCGTATATTGTTACTTATTTAAACTATCTCACAAGCACCGCCGGTACACGCTAACTCCTGTGAGCCGGTTGTGTTATCTTCCTGCTCGAAGTATTGCAGGTCATTCCAGTTAATATCTTTAGGCATTGATGCTAGTAGTTTATCATATTCCTCAGCACTGATGTCCTCATAAGGAGCTTGTTGATACGTATGTTCACTTACTGGCAACAAACTAATACCACTACACAAGTCAAAGTTATCCCATATCCACTGAGCTACCTGAAGGAACTCGCTGTCAGTGTAGTATACTGTGATACTTGGCTTATGCTCACACCAACTATTCTGGTACATCTTCCAAAGTTCTAGCTGATGCATTGCACCTACGTCGCTGACTGTCACACTGGTCGCCGGTGCCTTGACAGGAAAGCTAAACACTGATGAGGAGTCAGACATCACATCATCCTCTACAGGGAACCCTGCTGTCTTCATAAAGACTGCAAGCGGGTCTTTCTTGTCCGAACGTACACGTCGAATGTAATGCTTAGAGAACCGAGGATGGATGCCACTAGCACTATCGACAAGCTGAGAAACAGTACCACTCGGCTTAACAGCAGTAACGGCAGTAGACTGATTGATACCAAGTTTCTTAGCCCATTTCTTATTCGTTGCAATAGCGACATCTCGTACAGCCTCCAACACTACTTCACAATGCGGTGAGTTAGGTGTGCTTAACAGTTTGTTGTCCATGATACCTGTCATGCTTACGCCCAACAATGCCTCTTCCTCTGTGTTCTTCTTCCAGATGTTACGTAAGTATCTGAAGTCAGTCAAGGTAGCCTGTAGTGTGCCGATGATGGCTGCTACTTCTGCCTTAGCTTTCAACGTCTCTTCCGTGTCATCCTCTCGTACCACTATCTCTGACAAGTTACAGAACTGATTACTGCGTAGGATAATCTCAGAGCAAGGGTTAGTACCGAAGTCATGGTTAGGGTCACGACGACCATTCCTAGCTGCAATCTTCTGCGCTGCAACACGACTAAACAAACCACGTTCACCTGACTTAGACTCGTACAACGTCTGCATCTCATTCAAGAAGGCTTGGAAGTCTGGCTTCTCTGTGTACGCTACGCTGTTGTTAGCCAGTCTACGGTGTCCGTCGTTCTCCCACCATGCTCCTGACTTAGCCTTAGCCATCCGTCCGTCTGACAGGTTAGACAAACTAATCAAGGCTGAACGTCTAACGCCACCTACGACTACAATGTCAGCAACCTTACACACTACATCGTGGCACTCAATACTCGTCAATTTGCGTCCTTTCGCTGCTTGGAATATACCTACACAGAAGCGGAACAGGTCATCCAATGGCTGTGAGCCTGATGCTCTACCACCGAATGTCTCTAGTCTTGCACCTGCGGGTCGTACACCTGACATATCCCACTTAGGTATCTTACCTGCGTACAGCATAGCAATAAGCTCACGGAACGCTGATGCCCACCCTACCTTACTGTCACCTACTACAATCGTTGTGTCCGTCGGGTGGAATGACTCTGCGACTACTGGTAGCTTGGTGATGAAGTTACGTTCAACACTAAACCCTACACCTGTACCGCACATAAGCACGTACATAAGCTCGTCAAAGCTGCGTGGTGAGTCAATGGCTAGGTAACTACAGTTAAAGCCTGCTACGTTGTCCTTGTCTAGTGCTACACCGGCAGTCATAAGGCAGCGCATTGATGGCATGACCTCTAGGTTGACGATAGAGCTGTACAGTTTCTTAGCCACCTTGCTGTCAATCTGTCCACGTTCTGTCCAAAAATCGACATATCGTTGTACTGTCTCTTCCCATGTCTCACGACGACCTTCTTCCTTCATCCAACGTGCGTAACGTGACTTGTGTATAAACTGTTGGTACTTATCCATTCTTAATCTTCCTCGTCTAGCGGTATATGGTAGGTGCAGGCTTTAAGAAAATAATCAAAAGCCTCTCGCATCTCAGTCACTGTTAGTTCGCTTGAATACAAACTGTATACTATCTTACTTGCAGGCACTGCTCTCTCTACCTCACCAAACTCAGGATAGTAGATGAACTCAAATTTAGGTGTCCTTTCTGTCATTTTTCTTCTCCAATGCGTTATGTGTGTTTGTAGCTATTTTCCAACAGTCTTCATAGAAGTCTATAATGTCTTTCCTATATTCCCAACATACGACAATTGGTACATAGATAGGAGAGACAAGGAACAGACCTAACGCCTGTAGCCGTATCTTATTATTTTTTGACAGCATCTTGTTTCTTCTCCTTGTCTTTATTCTTCTTACCGAAGATAGCATCGAAGTTGTTCTCAAACTTCTTCTTGTCAGTAGGGCGTACTGTTGAACCCTTACCACCATGTGTCTGCCCTATAGCCATTACGACACCTCCTTGATTAACCTGTTCAAGTACCAACCTGCTTTCTCTAAGTCCTCTGAGGCTTTACCTTTGTAGTCGTAGCGCCACAGGTACTTAAAGGTGTTACCCTTTAGGTATCCTTTGTACGCTTCCGGTGACATAGACTCTCGGATAGCTTCGATACATTCTATGTTACCACTGTTGTAGTGTTGTGGGTTATTCACAGGGTCGGGGTCGGGGATTGACGGATACTCTAACTGGTCTTTCCTGAAGTCATACTTAAACTCTTCGTCTGCCATGGCTTTGTATTTTTCCTGTAGTTTGTTCCACATCTCTGGTGTTGCTTCATTAATACTCATCGCCAAGTACCTCTCTGTGTCTAATCAGTCTATCTTCAAATGCTTCCAACAGTTCCTCACCGTTAATCTCTAGCACTTCCAATATCATTATCTCGTCGTGGTCACGTAGGAACGCTTCCTTGTATTCTTCAAACGACATCTTTATCCCCTACGTACTCTAGTAACTTATCTATTGTCTGTACAGTGTAACACTTAAAGCCTTGCTTCTCGCACCACTGCCCCATCGTTAGCTTGCTACCCTTGCGTACCTTCTGTAACGGATTAGAAAGAATAAACACTAACTCCCACTCTGGCATTGAATCTCGGATGGCGGTGTACTTTTGTGTGTCGCCTACCCTGAAGTATCCTTTAGCCTCTATTAGTATTGCCTTCTCTTCGTGTACAAAGTCCGGTACGTACTTCCTGTGTGTTACATAAGGTAGTCTGAACGGTTCATATAGAAAGTCGTTAGTTAGTTTGTCGTTGATAGCTGACTCTAAGCCTGACCTAAATTTATTCTTAGCCATCAGAACTTTAACTCCTGTACGTTTGGTTCCTTAACCACCTTACAAAGATACTTTGGAGCGTAAGAGTAGTTGTAGAGCTTTAAGTCTGGATAGCAGTGTTTTTTGTACTGGCAATACGAACAACCAATAGCCAGTTTTAAGTTTCCTGATTTGCCATCTGGTTGTGGAGCGTAACATACCGCTGACGGTTCGCTTCGCTCTACGAGCTTTTTTAGATGTTCTACTCGCTCTACTACCGTACCATTAAACTCTTCGTATGCTTTGAACTCTTTGCCGTCCATGTTGTACTTCAAGTATGTCAAGTGTCCGTTAGTCTTATCAATAGCTAACCAACCGATGTCACGACTCTTCTCTGAATGTGCGTAGGCTCTAATCTGGTCTACGTAACCGAAAGGGTCGTCGTTCAGTATCTTACCTTCTTTAAACTTCTTAAAACCAAAAGCACTCGCTGATTTAACGTCTGTTACTACACCGTCAATCTTGCAATCCATATGCCCTACAATACCGCCCACCTTACATA